CGATACCAGCTCAGTCTGATGACGGCAAAGATGTGAGGTTGCATCTGCCCTTTAACGCAGACGAGATGCTGCCTGCGTGGTTTCTTGGCTTCCATAGCTAACCTCCATAGCCAGTTCATCATGCCGGAATTTGATCAGTAGGCGGAAGCTCTACAGATTGTTCTGGCATTTGTTGCGTAGCTTGCGGCTCAGGCTGCTGCATCTCGATTAAGCCACCGGCTTGTGTTGCTTCGACTTCTTGCTCTACGTCGAAGTCGTCACCTAACACTTCACCATCAGCCAAGTTTTGCAGAAGCGTTTCCTGCGTAATAGTGCCTGCCGTATAAAGCTGCAGCAGGGCTTGAATGTCTGCTGGTTCAAGACGTGCGCCGAGGAAGTCGCGGTTAACGTAACTGCTGCCAACTTCAGTGATGTTCAGGTACTCAGCGTGATAGGTCAGGCAGTTATCAATGAGATCTTGCATGTTTTGCGCGATCACCATCATTGTGCTGTCACCTTGGCTGCGGTCGATGCGCTTAGCTTCTGCAGTTTCTGCTGATAGCTTTTGACCGAGCACAGCAGATAGACCTAACTCATTGATCTGGTAGGCAATCTGCTCAAGCCTGCGGAACTGCGAGTCGAAGCTATTGCCAGATGGCTCGATGTATTCTGCTTTGCCTTCTGCTGGGAAAGCGATTGCTTCACCAGGACCAGCAGATACTTCCTCTGCAGCAGATGGAAAACCAAAGAAGGCAAGCATCGGAACTGCACAGATATGAAGCTGATTGTCGAGATCAGACTGCACTTGATAAGCCTTTAGGTTCAGCTCCGCGATGTCTTCCATCGGCGGTCGTGATTCCATGAAGTTGACGCGGTTTGAGTAGGCAACGCTGAACGGGATTTCGCTTAGTGATGTACTACCACTATCGAATACCTGGAAGTCCCCAGACTTTTCATCACGGCGATGCAGTTCAAATGCACCAGGCGTTAACACACGCACCTGTTCGACTTCCTTCTCGCCATATTCGCCATCGTTGACGATTACCTTTTCTAGCAAGCGAAGTTGGCTGAGCTGCTGTGTCCCATCCTTTAGCTCTGTGCGCCAGCCGAGGATTTCGCGTGGCGTATAGCTGACCCAATACGGTCGTCCATTTTCACCAGCAGCAGGAGCATCCACAAGCACACCAACGTGCCCGTAACGCACCATCTTTCGTGCGGTTTCATACGTCCAGACGTTGAGGTCGTTACCTAACAAGTCAACGTCGAATAGCTGTTCGCGCACGATGTCAGATACATCCTTTAACCGGACAGGTTTGCGTGTCAACATGCCAGCCAGCATCCGTTCAAGGCGGACGTAATACGGCGGCACAACACTGCGAGCGAGCCTGTTGTCGTAGCTTTCGTCTAGCTCGCGTGGTTCTTGCGGCAGGTAGCGGCGATGCTTACGACGCATACCGTAGGTGCCCTGCAACAGGTCTTCAATCAGGATCCAGTGTGGTTCCTGCGCGTACCAAGCAGTATTGGCATCGTTGACCTTAGTGACGGTGCGACGCGCAGTGGGGCGGTCGTAGAAGTTATACCCTGAGTACATGGCGCCGCTTCAATAACTGCAGTTTATTAGCACCCAGACGGGATTTGAACCCGCATCGTTCCTGCAGCAGCAGGTAACCGTCCTATCCATTGGCTCGGACTGGGTGGATGACCCAAGCGTGAAACACCTCAAGGATGAACAGAGGCTTGGGCTCTGTCTGCCCGATACTTAGCAGAGCGGGAACAGTTGCAGCTTAAACAGCTACAGCGACATCAGCAGATGTAGAGGCAGCCTGCAGTGTGACGGACTTGCGACCAATCTTGATCTCAAACTCGTCACCGGGCTTGAAACCCATCTCCTGAACGTAGCCTTCACCGATCTGCAGCTTGCCGTTGAACTGCACCTTGGTCTTATAGGTCAAGGCACGACCGCGCTTGCCGCTGGACTTCATCTCAAAGCCTTTGGCTTCGAGCAGGGCTTCGTAGAAGGCGGTGTAGCAGAGCTTGCCGTTTTTGTCGGTGTAGCCACACTCGCGGACAAGATCTGATTTGTTGAGATCTTTGAGTTCCTTGACCTTGGCGAGTAGTTCTGAACCCTTGAGCATGAGTAGGTGTAAAGCGAACGCTGCCAATACTACCCTATGCCGCTGGTTCTGACCATACCGCTCCCTTGCGGATATTGTCTGCTGCCCATAGCGGCTGCAAATTGGTGTAATGGAAGCATTGACGCTGCTGCTCTGGGTCGGTTAAATCAAAGCTGGCACAAGGGCGGATGTGATCAATGTGCCATCCGTCACGCCCGTAGTTGTCCCAGCTCATGCCGTCAGTGAACTGGGCTTCAAGATGCTGCCGCAACTGTTCCACTGTGCATCCGATCAGGCTTGTGGTTTTGCACGCTTTGGCGCCAAACTGCTTTCGAATAGAAACATTGATCAACGATGCAAGGTTTGATCGCAGCTTAAATGATGGATTTGATGCCATTCGATTAGCTTGCCATTGCCTTCGATAAGCCCTGATTGATTCAGCGTTACGTTTTCGATATCGAGATTCACGCTGCCTGATTTGATCTGTGCGTTGCCTTACTCGGCTCGCCTCATTTGCTTTGACACGTTCTGGATTTTTGCTTTGCCACCGTTGACTGTATTCAGTTGATTTGCCGGGGTTAGCAGCCAAGAACTGTTTACCATGCTGCTTGTTGCAATCAACACAAGATTTTGTGCTTGTATATCTGGCTGCAATATGCCCACGTTTGCAGGGTTTGCCAGTGAAATAATGAGTGAGCCCCTGCGCCAGGGCTTCTTTGCGTGTAATGATGTCCATGTTGCCTGGTAGCTCAGGTGACCGGGTGCAGGAGGTTGCCGCCTCGCTGCACCAATCACATTAGCTCAGTACACGCGGATTCCGGTGGTGCGCCCTGCATTCTTGTGCAGCATCGAGAAGTCACGATGCAGCCAGTAGCCAAGGCAATCGTTTAGGTGGTCAAAGCCAGATTGCTTATCTGGTAACTGGGTTTTTTCATCCCAGCACTGCAGCTCCAAGCATTCGATCACCTTTTTGCAACCTTGCCAGACTTGCAGACGGCTTTGCCCTTTGCCGTTTTCAAGCATGGCTTGCACGTTGTTGACGCGATCTTTAATCGGCGGGTTGGATTGCGGTGACTGGTTGCTGATGCCGTAGCTTTCCAGAATCTGAATATCAGTTCGCGTGGCATTGGTTGAGCGGTTGCCGCCTGATGCGTCTGGGTAGCCATAGATCTTATGGTCTGGATAACGCCTGCGGATTTCTTGAGCAAGTGCGTCAGTATCGTGTGCGCCGACCACTTCATCAATGACAACAGCACGATCACCGATGCGGATGCCGACTACGGCATTGGTGTTGCCAATGTTGAAGTCAATGCCAATCCGCAATGCTTCACGGCTGATATCTGGCAGTGTTGCAAATACATGCTTAGCGCGATCAAAGCGGTCGTAAACGCAGCCTGTGGTTAGGTTTACAAACTCACCCTCTAAATAGCTTTTGAGAAGAGTTGGATCGTAGTTAGCACGCAGGCGTTCAATAAAGTCTTCAGGTAGATGCGGATTGTCATAAGTTCGCATTTTGATGAGCCGCCTGTCATGGCGCTCTTTTGCTTCATCGCTGGCAAATGTCTGCCAAAGAAACCGGAAACCTTCGGGTGTTGATGCAGCGCCGAATTGACGGACGTTGCCGGAACGTAGGCGACCGAGGATCTTGGGGAATGCTTTGTTGGCTATGGCAGGCGTTACGGTGTCGATCTCGTCTGCCAACACCCAGGCAAGGTTCAGACCGATGATGCGTGACCAGTTCTCGAAACTGCGGCACAGGATCTTTGTGTCACCACCTGGTAGGTGGAGCATGTATTCCGGCAGCGGTGATGCGCGGAAGGTATAAGGAATCTCGTAATGCTCTAGGAACTGCTCGAAGTCGTTTTGCCAGATGTCGCGGATTAGCGGTCCGGTTGGCTCCATGACGCAACCAATGAAACCTTGATTGGCAGCGGCGAGGGTGACAGCTTTTGCGGCTAGGGCTCGCGTTTTACCTGCGCCGTATCCTGCGCTGATGCCGATAATCTGGGTTTGATCGTCAGCGACGAAGGCTAGCTGTCCAGGGTGAAGGTCAGCATGAATGCGCTGCAGCAGTTGGTCAGTATCGATCAGTTCACCGAAGTGGTTGAGCTGCTGTAGGACGTGACCTTCTGGTGCTGCAGCGAGGATGCTCACGAGCAGAGCTGCGCCAAGCGAGCAGCAGTATTGATGGCACCTAGTGCGATGTGATATTGCCCAGCGCGTCTAGCTTCAATTTGCAGCGTTGAACATTGGGAGAGTAGGTCAGCGATCATTTGAGGACGCTCGATATCCCAATCAGCTCTGAGCTGATCACGAGCCATCTGAAGGTATTTATCAACAGAGCGTTCACCTACCCCCCAGTTTTCGGCAGCAAAGCGAACACAGTCCGACCTACGCCCACCGTTCGCGATGATGCGAGCGAAGCGTTGAGCGCGGAGTTCGGTTTCTGCTTTAGTACCGCGATGAGCTGCCATTAGGACACCTCTTGCGATGAATTGGAGCGAGGTGGTCGGTGATGCTCCGCCGCCGAGACGCTGGTAGCGTCTGTTGCCTGCTTACCTCGCGTAGCTATGGTAGCACCTTTGTACATTTTGGCTCCTACTTCTTCAATTTTAGAGAATGGGAGGATGGGTATGGTTAGCCGTTGTTTGGCTGATTGATCTATGAGGTAGATGTAGCGTAGTTGGAAGCCTGGGACGAATTTAGCGCCGATTGCTTTGAATGGTGCGATTGTGGCGCCAGAGTAGTAGGGAATGTTCCATTTTTTGCATAAGCGACGCCGGAGGGCGCAGCCTTCTTTTGATGACCCGCCGTTTGTGATGGGGAGGGTAGCGTAGACCTCGCCGTCCGGGAAGCGAAGCATTGATGTGTTGGGCTTGATTCCGGTCAGGAGAAAGCCTGATGCGCGGTAGATGGTGCCATCACCGCATTGTGAACCGTCAGCGTATGAGACTATCCATTGGATGTGTGGGTATTGTTTGCGGATTAGTTTGATGGCGATTGCGATAGCGCGTGATTCGCTGTTGCGTGGAAGTAGATCATGAAACGCCATACGGTTGAGTTCTAGGAACCCGTTCCATGGAGTGTCGCGGACGAATGCTTGTGTTTTGCGTTTGTCCATGCTGGGACCGAACTGCATTGCACCTAGCAGTTGTCCGTTTAGATAGACGCCGAAGTGTAGTTGACTATTTGGAACTACTTTGCCGGAATAGTGAACACGTTTAACAAGTTCGTTTGCGGCAGCAGCCTTGATGGGTTTTACGAGTATGTCTTTAGCGGAGGCCATGATCACTGCCCCATGAAAGGAAAAGTTCAGCGACGCGAGCGAGTGCGTTGCCGTTGCTGTTTTCGTTGATGGATTCGTCAAAAGCGCCCATTGATTTTGCTTTGTTCAGGGCTTCTTGAACGATTATGGCTTGATCGTCGTGAAGGGTGAAAGCCATTTGCTGGAAGGGCTGTTTATCGCCGTCGTCTAGTTCTGGGAATGCTGCCTCTGCGTCGTCTAGAAGGCTATCTAGGTCAGTTTGTTCGAACCATGGACTGATGTCGTGTTCGCTTGATAGGTGACGAAGCATGTCCTGATCCCACTCGCTGAGATCAGATGTGCGGTTGTCTGCTAGGGCTAAGCCAACTTTTTCGTCTTCTGACAGTCCAGTGCGACGTACGGCGATGATTTCGTCGCCATCGGTTTCGATGATGCGGACGTTTTTGATGCCTGCTGCTTTGGCGCCCTCGACGGTGCCGTTGCCAGCAAGGATGCGGTTTTCCTCGTCAATGACGATAGAGCGTGCTGCGCCGTAACGGTCGATGGATTCTTTAATTAACGCAGCGGAGCGGTCGGTGCGCTTGCGGGCATTTTTATGGTCTGACTTCAGTGAATCAATGGATGGCACTGAGTAGTTGTAGCGAGTGCAGAAAGGATAACAAGGTTAGGTAGAAGATTTCAACTGCCGCAGTTGATTGATTTTTGGTTCGACGAGGTGATGGGATGAAACTGTGCCGCAGGTGTCGCCTATGCAGACGCGAACGCAGCCATCAGACAAGTTTTCCAAAGTCGGTTGGACGGATGAAGCGGCTGATTCGACCAGGGAGTTCAGGCGGTCGCGTGGGGTCATGGCGGTCGCGGTAAAGGGCAGTGAGGTAGTCATCCATCAGTGTGAGCAGCTCCTGCGGGTCGGGCTTGTGGCGTTTGCGGCTTGGCATGGATGGTGTTGATAACAGCAGCGGCAATGGCTTCGATGATCGGGCGCGGCGCGCAGCCACGAGAGGCGGCTAGGGCAGCCTGTACGGCGCGGTGGTAGCCGTTGAGGGTGAGAGGCGCCGCAACGGCGTTCGAGGCGACTGCAGGGTCGCCTAGCGCCCGCAGACGCATCAACGTTGAGCGATCCATACCTAGCGCCTGCGCCTGCCGGGTGATGTGCTCGTTTTCTGCAGGCGTTAGCCCGACCTTGACGGCGGTGCGCTTTTCGCTCATAGCTCAGTAGGGAAGCGGGTTTTCGGTTGGTTCTGGCTGGAAGTCTCGCGGGTCGGTGACCTGGACGTGCGGGCTGGCGTAGTGCTCCGGGTCGCGTAACAGGTTGCGGTAGGCGCTGCAGCGACGAGGCGCTCTAGCAGCTCGCGGGCGCCGTGCTCGCTGGAAATGCGTTTCAGCGGCATCAGGCGAACGCCTCCTCGCGTTGGCGCTCTTCCTCAGCGAACGGGTGCAGCACGAACCTGCCAGGGCTGTTGCCCTCGATGGGGGGCTTGTAGGTCATGTACCTGCCGAATTCGTCGTAGCGCCCCATGACGTAGGGGTAGGCGTTGCGTAGCTGGTGCTTGTCCAGCTTGCGCTCAGCCTCCTCGAAGTCGTAGGCATCGACGGTGCGGAACGCTGGGGCGGTGCCTTCCTTCGCTGCTTTAGGC